ATGTAATATGATGTTCTTTTTGTAAAAATTCCTTTGCTTCAAATTGATATGTGAATGTATGTATAAATGTCCCGTCCATTGAAAATACATCAAATTGTTTATTTTGTCCTTTTCTATCTAATAATTTTCTTCTTGCATCTGGATTGTCTTCATAATATTTTTTCATTCTTTCACTATTTTTTTGTATTGCGTCTGGATTTTCATAATATTTTTTTAGTCTTTCACTATGTTCTTTTCCTGCGTCTGGATTATCTTGATGATATTTTTTTTGACTTTCACTATTTTTTTGTATTGCATCTGGATTTTCATAATATTTTTTTAGTCTTTCGCTCATTTCTTTTCTTTTATCTGGGTTGTCTTCATAATATGTTTTCATTCTTTCACTATGTTCTTTTCCTGCGTCTGGATTATCTTGATGATATTTTTTTTGACTTTCACTATTTTTTTGTATTGCTTTTGGATTTTCATAATATTTTTTCATTCTTTCACCATGTTCTTTTCCTGCGTCTGGTGTGTCTTCATAATATTTTTTCCTTCTTTCACTCATTTTTTGTATTGCATCTGGATTATCTTGATGATATTGTTTCTTCCTTTCACTCTGATATTCTCTTGATTTTGGATTTTCCCAATATGTTTTCAACATTTCACTATTTTTTTCTCTTGCTTCTGGATTATCTTGATAATATTTTTTCTTTTTTTCACACATTTCTTCTCTTGCATCTGGATTATCTTCGTAATATTTTTTCATTTTTTCACCATGTTCTTCTCTTGCATCTGGGTTGTCTTCATAATAGTTTTTCCTTCTTTCACTCATTTTTTGTTTAACCTCTTCTGTATAAACATAACCATTTACTCCCTCACCGCCAAATGTCATATTATATCCTTTTCCATTCATATAATATGAATTATACTCTGTAATGTATATTTTTTCCTTTTCGCATAATTCTTCTAATGTATCTGCTGTATCAATTTCTATAAGTTCAAAAGTATCTACCATCTCATATTTTCTTAATGCTTTATACATACATTTTGTATCGCCGCTTTTCGCAGAACGTTTATGCTGTTTTTGTCGTTGTTCTAATGAAGTAGTCGTTAACCCAATATAATGTTTTTCATTAGGGAATTGTATTTTGTAAATATAACCGCAAATCATTTTTCTATATTATCGTTGATTATTTATTTTTAAAATCAATTTTATAAAAAATGGGCGTTTTAAATGAGAAAAGGTGTAAAAGGATGGGTGTTTGAGGGAAACCTTGGTTTCCCTTAATAGTGAGGGTGTTTGAGGGAAACCTCAAGCGAAGCAGAGAGTTTCCCTTAATAGTGAGGGTTTTTAAGGGAACTCTCTGCTTCGCTTGAGGTTCACTTAAGAGGGAGGGTTTTTAAGGGAACCGTAGGTTCACTTAATAAAATTGATTCCAAAAATCTGTCAAAATATACATAAACATATCGCCCTATAATTTAAAATGTCGAATCTCTCCAACAATCGTGTTTTATCCATCTACAATTCCCGAAAAAATGTATTGGAAATCCTGGAATCTCAAGGATACGATACATCCGGATACGCGGAATTTAGTAGTAATGAAATCGACGCCATGTTTTCGAATTCCCAACTCGATATGTTGATATCAAAATCAGGAGAAGAGAAAAAAGTCTACATCAAATATTTCCTGAATTCGAAACAAATGCGTAAAGAAAATTTAGACGATTTCGTGGAAGATCTTTTCACGATCGAAAACATTCTCACAAAAAACGACACTTTAGTCATTATTGCGAATGAAGATCCGAACGAGACGATCACAAATAAAGTGAGATATCTATATGACCATGACGGTGTTTTCGTCGTAATCCACAATATAAAACGGCTTCAGTTCAATATTTTAAAGCACGATTTGGTTCCGAAAATCGAGATTTTAGACGAACCTCAAGTAGACGATTTGAAAAGGAAATTCAATTTGAAAACCACGAAAAACTTGCCCGATATTTCCCGTTTCGATCCACAAGCATTGGCGATTTGTTTACGTCCCGGTCAGGTATGCAAATTAACGCGAAAATCCGCCACTGCAATGGAGACAGAATTTTACCGTCTTTGTGTATAAATTCTTTAATGTATGTATTGTATATGATATATGGTTGAACCAGCAGGAAGTGTTTTAATAGGATATAGCCCAAATGATTTTTTAATGACGAGTTTTACGATTCCGGATGTGAATAATTCTTGTCCACTTAGTGGTAGTTTTATAACGGATATTTCATTTAATATTACATCCAAGGTTAAATCGACCATTACTGGGGTCGCTTCAATGGAGGATGGTACAATATATCTATGTGACAGTAGCGGAAATATTTATATGGGAGATATTGATGGTAATCTAGGGATATGGTTAACAAAAAAAGATAATTTTAATGATACTGCAACACCAGCAAAGTCATATTCTCTTCCGGTGAATTTTACGGGAATAGCAACAAATGGCAAAATTACGGTTCTTTGTTCAACTACTCCTATAGAACCTTCGGGTAAAAGAATGGAAATAGGTGGATATTGCTATTATTTTACACAAGAAAATAAAGAATTGATAAAAATCATTGGTTTACAACCGTGGAATGCCATTTCAATAACATCTGATAACTATTTGTATGCTCAATATGATAAAGCAAGCGCAATTGATACTACAAAATTGAATAATATATATTACAGTAAATTTATGAATGGATCATACTCATCCATGACTCAATTCCAATTTAGTGATATCAGTTATAATTCAACTAGTATTTTTGTAGATGATAACGATGTATATTTCATAAATACACAAAATAGTACTCCTCCATCACAACAAGATATAGTGACAAAAGCATCGGATGCAAAGATAGCTGTTAAAGAATTAAAGGATGCTTTAAATAGTAATAAATTAATATCTGATGCAACACCAAAAACAGATACAAATCATTTATCATACATTGTAATTAGAAAAGAGGCATTATTACGGACCGCTGTAGATGCACTACCCAAAAATTCAAATATGTTAAATAAAGTTTCTGTTACAGAATATACTTATACTACACTCTATTCCACAGTTATTACAACAAATAGGATTGAAGCAAACAAATCATACAAGTTGCATCCAAACGGCGATACAATTGAATTATATTCTGGTATACCTGACTTTGTTGCCAGTTCAATGATGTTTTGCATAAATCTAAGTAATGTATTTTATTTGAAGGGTGGTTCTATTTATATAACAACTGGAAAAACAACATTGACTGGTACATCACTTGGTTATGTATGTGATCAATTTACCGTAAATACCATAAATGATAAACAAACAATCGTTGCATATAAATATACACCTACAAGTGGTAGTGCATCTGCATCTGCAAATATTACTCTATACAAACAAGATATAAATTATTGCACCAAGATCAACCCAAAAATATCAAAAAATACGAATTTGAAAAATGAACTTTTAGCAACGACAAATAAAAGTTTAATCGCAAATACTAGTTATGATCAAGCAATTAAAATGTATAATTTGGAATTCGCAAATCGTATTCATTTGGCACTAGGTATAGCAATAACGGCTATATCGATTTTTTGTTTATCTCGAAATACTATATAATGTCTGACCCCGTCGGGAGTGTTTTAGTAGGATATAGTCCAAATGATTTTTTAATGACAAATTTTAACATTGCTGATCTAGGTACTTGTCCAAATAATGCCACCAATTTTAATAGTGAGACTTCATTTGATATTACATCCAAGGTTAAATCGAGCATTACTGGGATCACTTTAATGAAAGATGGTATAATATATCTATGTGACAGTAGCGGAAATATTTATTCGGGTAATATTGATGGTCATATAAGTATATGGTTAACAAAAAAAGATGATTTTCAAGATACTGCAGATCCGCCAAATTCATATTCTCTTCCGGTGAATTTTACGGGAATTACGACAAATGGAAAAATCACGGCATTATGTTCGAGTACACCTATAGGACCTTCGGATAAAACAATGAAAAGTGGTGGATATTGTTATTATTTTAAAGAAAGTAATAAAGTATTGCTTCAAATAAATGGTTTACAACAGTGGAATGCAATTGCAATCGCATCCGATAATTACTTATATGCACAGAGTGAACATATATATTATAGTCAGTTCAAAGATGGATATTTTGGAACGTTGATGCAAATTATGATTTCAGATAATGCAGTAGTTTCAACACCAAATACAATATTTACAAAAGACAAAGATATTTATTATATAAATAGCAATGGTTCATACGGTATATCACATAATGATGCAAATGTTTTTACCCAAGGGAATGCATCGCATGATAATGCGTCAACTAACTTTTGTGTAAATAATCAGAATGTATTTTATTTAATGTCAGGTAATATATACTTGTCGGGTAATCAAATACAAATCAGTAATTCACCAATTAGTTGTGGTTATTTTACCGTAAATACAGTGAAAGATAGAGAAACAATTGTTGCATATAAATATACGGCTTCTAGTGGATCTGTATCTGCAAATATTACTGTATATAAAAAAGATGCAGATTATTGCAATAACATTAATCCAAAAATATCAACAAATACGAATTTGAAAAATAAACTTTTAGCAACTACATATACAGGTTCAAAAGGGGATGCCAATTATGCAGATACAAATAAAATATATAATTTTGAATCTGTGAATCGAATCCATTTAGGAGTCGGTATCGCAATAACGGCAATGTCGATTTTTTATTTATCTCGAAATACTATATAAATGTCCCTCGTAAATTTGAATAAAAGAAATTTATGGATATGTGAATCAAGAATAAATAGTCCAAATGGAGATGACACTGTTTTTTCAGATATATCCAATGTTTACAAGCCAGTCAATATTCAAGTATCTCTTACATCATCTGAACCAAAATATGTTAAATGTGATGGTGGTACTCCTAGTAATACTATTGCAAGTAAATTTAATACATCATTTATATGTCCATATACAGACGGAACAAACGCTATAACAATTACTGATACAAGTTGTACAAAAATAACATTTTATACAAGTTATAATAGCGGATCACCTGTCACTGTATACGGTGGAGATGGAACTGCTAATAATGGTAATGGAAATTTATTTACCATATTTGAAGTATATGATTACATTATTAATAAATTAGATGCATTCAACAATGCCATGACATATGTGCAACGTTGTGATGAATATACAAAACTTTCAAAAAGTATGAATAGTAATCCAAGACAATTAATTAAAGGAAGAGGAAACTATTCCAATAATGATACAAGTTGTGGAATGTTTAGATCTCTGGCATATGCAACACTTGTTACACAGCCTCCCAATGCCGGTGGTAGTAGTGGTGGTAGTAATTATTTTGATACTTATGCAAATGTATTTTCCTCGAGTTTATATAACAATTCAGGTGCGTATGATTATTTAAAAGGTATTCCAGCATGGGCTTCTAACGTAGTACAAAAACCAGATTTAAACACTCAACCATATATCGATATTACAAAAAGTCTTATGCAACAATTAGCAGATTTAATTAATCTTACAAATAATTATCAAACAATTTTGGAAAAGTATAAAGGAACAACCGGTAGTATTAATTATGTGAATGGACCAGGAAACATGCATTTATACTTAAATAATACTTTTACCGGTTCATATAATTTTTTCTCGTTAACTGATTTAAGTAAACAAGTAGATATATTGCGTAATGAATTAGATAATCATGTATCAGAAATTTTAGCAGATCAAAGTACATCTCTCTATCAAAGTCAATTATTGAAAGATTCGTCTGTATATGCAAACGTTATGTGGACAATCTTGGCAACGTCTCTTATTTATTACGTATTTGTTAAATTATAAATCTTGTCATATAGTATATATTATATGTCAGGGGTTACATTAGATTATTTAGCAGATGAAGATGTAAAAAATAGAAATTCAAAAGCGTTGGATTATAATATTGTACGTTTCCTCCCAGATATAAATCAACTAAAAATCGAACAACCCACAGGATCAAAATTTCTAGTAAACCCCGAATATGATTCGCAACCTATATCTAGTCGTTTTTATCAATTGCCTGGGTCACATACACCACAGTCATGTGCAATTAATGCATCAATCATTGATGCAACCGCACGTTCAGAAATAGAAAAGAATGGTAAACAGAATAGTGCTCCGCAATTACAACCTGGATTGAGTTTTGACATTGTGGAAGGTTATTTCAACGATAATGTGCAAGTTTACTTTAATGCTACACGTTATTTTGATAATGCTAAACCAAAAAGTGGTTTAAAAGGAACATCGGGTATTGCAACAAATTTTACAAGTATTATTACATCTACAAATCAATTGATACCTCAACTTCATACCATTCATTATTATAGTGTAAAATGGATCGGGTATTTTTATCCAAATGAATCGGGTACATGGCAATTTTCATTAAATAGTGATGATTCCAGCGTTATGTGGTTGGGAAATAAAGCAATGAATGATTACAATATGTCAAATTTAACCGTCGATTGTAGAAATTTGCATGGTATGTATACTAAAAATGGATCAATGTATTTAGAAAAAAACGTTTATTATCCGATTCGTATTTATTACGGTGAAAATGGCGGAGGAAATAATTGTATTTTTGGATTTCAAGCACCTTCTGGTGCAAATTATGGATATATGGGTGCTGGGTACGATGGAAAACAAGGACCTTTTCTATTTACAAATGGAAATAATTTTTCAACGAGTCCGATCATTCATTCCGGAACGTATTTTTCTATGGTAAATATGGAAGTGGACAATACGCAATCCCCCAATTTTGGATGTTATATTTACGGGAAAAAAACAAAAGACAATCTTGTGCAAGGATTTAATAAAGCAACTGTAAACGCAGATTATGATTTCATGCAAAAAAACCTCAGCGATGTAACGGTTATTTCGGCGTGGAGTTTTATAGATTCTACAAGTGATGTTGGATTGGGAATGCTTCGAAATGATCCCGCAAATACTTCAATCAAGTTGATAAATGGTATTTTGTATTTGAATGGAAATATAATTACAAAAATGATTCAGTCCGGCGATAGAAATTGTAAAGCAACGATACAAAATGATGGGCAATTTGTTATAAAAGATAGTACGGGTAAAGTAGTATGGGGACTAAATCAAATTAATAACAATGATGATTATGGGGATACTCCTGATGGAACACAGCGTATTGCTACAAGTTCATTTTCGAAAATTGTTGAAAGTGCTCAACCAAATAATGTTTGGATGAATGCAAATGCATCAGATACATTACAGAATGGACAAGGATTGTCTTATATGGGTAAAATACCCGGAACATACCCTTTTTTAATTTCGAAAAATGGTAAATTTAAAATCGATATGGATAATGTCTGCAATCTGAATTTAAAAATATCCATGACAATTTCAGTCAATACGCTTGACTTTAATACCAACATATCCGGACAACCATCAAAGTATATTGTTACAAATGCAAATGATCAATACATGTACTTGAATTTGATAACTGCAGATAGTAAATTGTTGAATACTTATTCGCATTTATCCGGGGACAAAACTGTATCACTCGTTGATCCAAAAGCAAAATCATTGAATTATAAAACAGGCGATTATACCCAATATCAGGGTTATTATCCATCAAGTCTAACAGGGAATGGAACTGTGACAAATGACGGACCCGAAAATTGCAAAACAAAATGTAGATCGAATCCAGATTGCATGTATTATTATACTTACCTAGATAACAATAATTCCCAACAATGTTATACAAACATAGATGGAACACCTCTTACATTTTCAATAGATCCTGCGGCAGATGGTGATAATATCAATCCTCATAAATCTACTTTATATGTGAAAAATCCGGATATAAAAGTCAGCAATTATTTCGGAAACGCCGATATCATCAAAAGTAAATCTACGAATGATTATAAAACTGGATTGCCCGCGCCCCATTCATTAAATCCATCACCTCTCAATTCAATAAATATGGTTATCAATCGAGCATATGAACAAGAATATGCGGATTATGTCAGTTATTTAACGGGCAAAAATTTAGGAACTCCATTATACATTAAAGAGAAAAATGATGGACCTATAGTACCACCTAGTTTTGGACGTGAATCTTTTACAGGGAGTAGTTTGAAAGAAGGATTAACACCGGAAGGAAATGCATCCAATGATTTGCCATCTGAAAATGCCCCCCCTGTTTCGAACATTGTACATGATTTTAAACGTATATGGGATGCACAAAATCCAGAACCTCCCGGATTTTCATCTCAAAATCCATTATTAGATGAAGCACAATATGTAGAGTCAACCAATTTTAATCCAACTTCATTATTTGGAGAAGGGGGTTATAAAGATAACAGTACAGCATTAAAACAATTCAGAAATCCAGATCCACCGACTCCCATGTTGCAGTTTTTTTCAGATAAACAAAATAGTTCGTCATATAAAGGTTATGGAAATATCGTAAAAAAAGGTCCAATATATGAATTTCCGAATATGGTTCAAGGTATAAATTATAATGAAGAACGTCTAGTATTAACAAGCGATCCAACGTTTCAAACTATAAAAAACCCGAATAATGCGTTTAGTTTTGCAAGTGTAGAAGGTGGTATTAAATTTCCTAAAACCCCAGTCGTTGGAGTTGGACATAATCCTGGAATCACCTTTTCATTTTGGTACCGGTCTGATTTTTCATCAGACTGGGCACGTATATTTGATTTTGGATCATCTATGAAGCAAGGATCGCGAATGTGTTGTTGTATAAAACCAGATGGTATTTTATTTTATAATCAAAATGGATGGTCTCAAATAGATTCTACACCATATGTACAAGGTGGAAATGATGGTCAATGGCACTATGTATATTGGAGTATTTCAGGTAGTGGTGAACCATGGAATATTTACATTGATAATGTCAAACAAACCATTGCATTTCCAAATTCGGGTATTCCAGAAGAATCTATGCCATGTTGTTTATTTGGCGCAAGTTTATGGTTTATTCCAAATGGAGATCCATTTTTTAATGGAGCAATAAGCGATTTCAAAATTTTTGATTGTGTATTGGAACACAGTTTTGCAGAAAAATATTACAATACAGTAAAGTCAAAATACATTAATAATATTGAAGGGTTTGAAGAAGGATTTTTTTTATCTCCGTCCATAGAACACAGATACATACCTCTAGACAAAAATGGGTTTACATTTAATAAATCAAGTGCATTACCAGGATATACAATAAATACGAATGGATCTTCTAAATTCAATGGTGGAATGGCGTATATGTATAAAGGAAATCTCGGTAGCGCGCCTACCCCCGATTTTATGATTTCAAAAGAAACTCCGGGTACGATACAAAATCGAATGAGTGGATCGGTTAAATTTGATGGGGATCATTACGTACATATTAATGATCCAGTACAAATTACAAAAGCAGGAGTTACCATTTCTTTTTGGTTTAGATGTAGCGCACAATCTACATCCATTGCGGGTCACCTTTTCACATGTTATACTGGAAATGATGTAATTATGGGTGCAGTTGTCCATAATAATAATATGTGGATTATCATTAATGAATCTTATTATAATACAAAAAAAGTAATTGTTGATGCATGGCAACAATTTATTTGGGTCGTAAACCCAGATGGAACCTCGAATCTTTCCATCAATACTTCTCCATTGTCCGAATTGAGATATACGAATATAATCAACCCGCAATCTTTGACTATGCTTCTAGGTGCAAATTACACATGGTATTATAAAAAAATGTGGAATGGAATACCGAATGTCTTGATAAATGGTGCATTTGTTGGAGATAAAATGAATGATACGTTTAATAATATTATTTGGTGGAGTAAACAAGGTGGTTGTGGTGGTCATCAATCTGGCTATAAAGATCCATGGGGATTTCCAGCTATAGATAACAAAGCAGTTATGCAAGGAAGATCTACTCTCCAACAAGCCATGTTTATACCACCTGGAACTTATAATTTAGGGTATTGGCATGCAGAAAGACCAGGTTATGGTGCATCTACATATACTATTACACTTACATCATCATCATCTGGAAAATCAATAAATACCACCAATTTAGCAAGTGATCAAGCATTACAGAAAAAAATAGCAAGTAGTAGTCAAGGAGGATATAATCCTAAAGGATGGACAAATGTAAATATTCAAATTGTTGTACCAATTGCGGATTATTACTTACTTACAATTCAAAATAATCAATCAGGTAGCGATAATTCAATCGGTTTAGCATACATGATTTTAGTTACTATTGATTCTAAATTATATGAGGGATATATCAATAAATTGCATATATATAATAAAGCATTATCTAGTGATAGTGTAGATAAAATGAATAAGGGAAGTAGTAAATTTGTCGAGGCTGGACATGTTGACGGATTCACTACCTATGAACCATTTTCATCCCAACCATCGATTATTGAAGGAATGAATGCAACACCTGGAGTTCCTTCAAGCACAATAGTTCCAAGTCTCACACCAGCAGTTACTGCGCCTTCTCAATTTATAAGTGGTAAACAATTAAAAACAGGTACATTTACATATCCTCCTGTACCAACAAACTATACAAGTAGTTATAAACGCAAAAGTCAAATTTTTTCAGAAGAAGGAGGATACAATTATTCTGATTATTTGAAAAATACAAAAATATTAGGTAGTGCTGCAAAAGAATATGGTAATCAACGTAATCAAATTATTCAAAATTTAAAAACCAGTCAAGAAAAATTAGGGCTCAATACATTGGTTACTGGTATATCAAATTTAAAACATCAAATGGGAGATAATACGTATGGAGATGAAGTGATTCCAACTACTAATGCAACTACTATCGCTACAAATGGACTAAGTAGTTCGAAATATCAATATGGTAATATTTTTGATAAAGATAAATTATTAAACGTGAATGATGTAGCCAGTGTTGCAAAAAGCGATAGTCGTCAACTTATATTACAAGAAAATACAATACATTCTATCGGACTCATTACATGCGCAACGTTACTAATTACATCGATTATGCTTGCAAGGGAATAATTTTTGTCAAGATACAATAAATCGTTTAGTCATATTTTATCATTTATAAAATGATAAAATGTAAGCATAAATTATATGGCAGGAGCAATTGGCGATATTCAACAACAAAGATTATTGGATATTCAAAATACAGTTTATTCACAAACTGCTGATGGTATATTACCTCTTTTACAATTACAAGGTTATTTAGATACGATAGATTCGGACATTGTGGATTCTCAATCCGCCGCATCATCTCTTGCGTATCAAGCAGAAACACAACAAATATTGAATCACGAATTGGGAAGATTAAATAATAAAAAGAATGGGGTGGATGATGCATATGCAGGGACAAAACGTATGGTCCAATTAAATCAGAATTACCAAAAACGATATTGGGATTATACCAAAATACTGGTTGTTTGGGTATTCGTTTTGGTTCTGTATTTAGCATTTAAAATGATTGAAACTTATTTTCCAGTAGTTCCTCCAGTTTTATTTGACGTACTAATGATTTTTCTTGTAGTCTTTGGAATAGGATATACAGTTTATATTTATGGAACATTGCAACAATATGATTTAGCAAATTATGGTAAATTAAATCTATCACGTCCATCAGTTGCTCCTACTAAAGATCCATATGCAACACTTGATCCAGGGTCTACTGCAAATGGTAAAGAAGGATCGAATTATCTGAAATCGAGTTTTGATGGACAGAATTATTGTGGTGAAGGTACAAAATGGAGTGCTTTGGGAGGTTATTGCAGGCCTAGTAGTACATCTACAACTGTATGGGATGTTAAAACTAAAGGGTTAGTTACCGGCACTTGTGTAAGTAATAAACTTACATATACATCAGGTGGTCCACAAGGTAGTGCATCGAATGATGTTTGTGAACCTTTTGGACCAAGTGAATCCAGCGATTACGGTTTTGTCAGATAGAAAAATTATATGGATGGATAATATAAATGCCCGATGCAAAAGATCAAGTAGAATATAAAACCGTATATGATAGTGTTACTAGTGAAAATGATCGCATTGCAAATCAACTCAATGTAACTACACAAAAAGATTCGACTGCCCAATCAAAATCGAATTATCAAAATATCGAAACGATTAAAATACAGGGTCATAATTATTATTTATTTTGGATGTATTACGCGCTTATTCCTGTATTGGCGTATTTTTTATACACAAAATCTACGATGGATTATAAATACAAAATAGGGATTGTTCTCGGATTCCTCATTTATCCATTTGCAATATTTCCCATTGAAATGGGCATCTATAGTCTTTTCACATGGTTATGGGCACTATTTACTGGTAAACCATACAAATAATGCACTTATCAGTTATGCACCTATCGGTTACGCACTTATCAGTTATGCACTTATCAGTTATGCACCTATCGGTTACGCACTTATCAGTTATGCACCTATCGGTTACGTCATATAGAAATCATACGGACTTCGTCCGACTTTATATCAATCACTATCATACTATTTTCAGGAACAATTTTAGGATCTCTCGATACAGGTTCGGATGAAACGACGAATCCATCCGTAGCATCATAATAGAGAGAATGTGGGTGTTGGATCCTACGATAATCCTCGCGCTGGTAATATAGAAATCTTGTAACTACGATAACATCGGGATTTGCGTATATGATATTCGCAGAAAGTTCGATCTGATACGTGGCAAATGTCTGGAAAAGAATCCGGAAACTTTCCACGGGATCGTGGTTTTCTGCAATGGTGAGATAGAAATAAAACAGATGTTCCGTATCTGTCTCACCTTGGATGAATCTATGGAATTTAGGATGTATCCATCCTAGAATCATGGGCTGATAGATTTCGAAATTGCGGATCCGGCCATTATGTAGAAACACGTGATTTTTATAGATAAACGGATGTGTATTTTTTAAGGAAACTGTAGTACGGTCACATAATTTGCGCAAATGACCAATGACGACTTTGTTGCGTTTTGAAATGCGATCCAAATCAAATGTGGATTGATCGTGGGATTTGTATATGGTCCATGCATCGGCATTCGCCGTTCGGTCGGCATTCGCCTTTCGGTCGGCATTCGCCTTTCGGTCGGCATTCGCCTTTAGACTTGCAAACCCGAATCCCTCGGTATGTGGTCCATTGTCTCGATGATTCGCGAGACCAGGCGTATGTTTCCGATGTTTTTTGTGGCCCTGTTTGAAAAACCGTTTGATATAGGTATCATCATCTATATGAAATTGTAGAAAGAGTCGACACATATATTATTCCTATATATATTTCAAAGGCATTTTGAAAAGACCGTATACCAACCAATGATATAGGACCAACCAAAGATATGCGGAAAACATGTAATATAATGGCCCGATCATAAATTGTCCTATAGGATCTCTCTTTCGATGAAAATACGCAAGTGCTATATATGACCCACCGACCACATATTTGAATGCGGGATAGAATGGGAGTTCCCATGCAAGTCCGTAAAAGAATCCTACAAATGTCTCGGGATCTGTCCCGATTTGTTCCGTATATCTCGCAACGAAATAATAGGATTGATAAAAATACGACACTGCGCGAATATATGCCCAAGAACCATAGAAATCGACAGTGCACACAATGGTATGGAGTTTGAGCAAGACACGAGGTGTATAATGGTTTCCCGTTTTCACGACTTGATGGGTAGTTCGATCGAAATCAAAAATCATGTAATCCCCGGGATTCATTTTATGTTCTAAATTCATTTTCGTGAAAATAGTGATCGTGTCATTATTTGCTCCAGAAACCCCGATGATTGTCCTATAGAATTCAATCCTGGGGAAGAAAAACAGGATACAATCGCGGTGTGGGATCAAATTCGCGGATGCCCCGTATAAATGCGTATTTTCGAAATGTGGGCGGGGATTCGAATAATAGATCTCGTTCATGGATACCACGGGATGCCCCGGGAAGATCGAACTGTATTGGATTTGGTCGAAAAGTTCTTTCAATGGATTCTCTAAGTGGGTATAATATACATGATATGTACTTGCACGGGGATTGGGGATAAAAAAATGGGCCGAGATATTATGCAAGATAGGATCTATATGACTCGGGAGGCGACCAATGCCCACTTTTCCTTCGATGGGATCTTGATGTGTGAATAACATTATTGTAGTGTACTATAATAACGTTATTTTTTATTTTTATTATCATTTTTCATGATATCTATCTATCTCTCTCGATGATACGGGACTTAATTCTCCTCGTCGTTTTCCACATCGACAATGAGCGCGACGTTTTTCCATCCAGTCACTGTATATTTCCCGTAGAGTTTGTCCATGCGTTCATTGAGATCACGGGTATTTGCTTTTTTATTGCCTCCATTCTCTGCAATCCATTCTTTAAACATTTGGTGGAGATTTCTCTTTAGCAATTTACTGCCTTGGTTCGGAACAATGCTCTCGGACAAGAATCCGGCGACTAGATCTTGGTTATTGCGGTATTCATTTGTGTAGGCCAAAACGCGGTCGCAATCTGTGACCATACCTTTTGTCTGGATGGCGATTTCCAAGAGCATCGCCATGAAGGTTGTTTTCCATTTCTTGAATTTGTCAATGATATTCTTGTCCAGTTTGAACTGGTGCGGTTTATCGGCATCGTCGTTTGTGGGATTCTCTGTGAAAAGAGATTCGAATTCGACGGCGCGGATACGACGCCAAGTTCCATGATCTTGCGATTTGATTTCCATGAAATAGTTTGCACAAACCACCATTTTGAATTGGGGTGTAAAGGAAACAACGTCCGAATAAAGTGCCCTGCCTTGGACTTTATCCCCACCTGTGAGTTGCTTCATCATACCTTCATTAATGACATCGTCTTTCGACGGTTCTTGCATGACTGCGAATCGGATGCCTTTGAGTCCCACAATTTCGGGGGAAACACCGCCGATCGATCCGCGCTTTTCCGTAATGAGCGAGAGTGCAACATCGCCCTTGTAATCCCCAAGCACATTTTCCATGAGTTGGATAAGGACTGATTTTCCATTCTGTCCAACGCCAATATAGTTGTTGATGGTCTGGTTTTTATTTCCGCCAATAAGAGTAGATGCTAAATGTTCCCACATGTATTTGCGTAAATTAGGATCGGGGAATAATTTGCACATGAAATCCTCGATTTCGACTTGCACGGATTTCGACGCGTCGTTCAAAGGTATATAATCAATTCTCGTCGATTTCGAGATATAATCCTCCGGTTTTCCCATGCGAAAGACACCTTCTTTAAAGTCATATACGCCATTATTGAAGCAGAGAAGATTGACATTCTCGTCCAATTTCGATGTGAAATATTTGTCGTAAAAGAGATCCGATGCCTCCGTCATGATATTCTTTTTATTGCACGTATTCCCAATCATGCTGTGGATATTCATGCAAACCCGTTTTCGCATTTCTAGCGATTTCTTGAGCGGACTTGCGATAGCTTTTTCGGTATCACTATTGTCCAACAATCCGCCATTTGGTAATGCCATAATCTGCGTCTGAATACTGTGGATTTTTTTTTCGAAAAGCCGGCGCAAATCTTCTGTAATCGCACGGCGTAAAGAAGTGCCGGAATCATTGTCTTCCCATCGGTGATTCACAAATCGATGCCATGTTTTGTTCTTGATGCTTGAGCATATATATTCGTCCTTGTGTAGTTCATATAGGATAATGGCGATATCGTAATCACTGCATTTCTGCGATTTTGATTTTTCATCTGCCATTGCAATGCATGAGGTGATGACTTGGTCGATGAAATAATCGATGGTGGTAACGCGAACTTTCTCGTATTCTTCGAAAACTTCATTCTTGGCCCAATGCATGATGGATCTTTTCGTGAGTCCGTTCGGGTCATTCAAGTCGAATGTCGTCCATTTGTCATATAGATCTCGTATTTCGGAATACGCGAAAGTATCCGATTTCGCACTGAATGCGAGCCAGACAATAAAGAGATGGTCGCTAATGTTGCGTAGGGCCCATCCCACTCGAATCCATTTCATGAATGACCCCGCACCGTAGAATGACGCCGGGAGAATCATGGTATATTTGAATACTTCTTGTAACTCGTAATCTTTCGGCCCTAATGCATCCAAGAATTGTGCGAGTGCGGATTTGAGATCTTCCGCAGACCGGATCGTATTGCAGAACCGGAGATTTTCAGTTGCAAATGCGCCATCTGTTACGAGAGCCCCTCCTGCAGGAACTTTTGCACGTTTTCTTGCCACGGCTTCGCCTCCATTTTCCGCGAGGAATGCGGAATGTTCTTCTGCAAAATCGCCCCGTAAGAAAGGGGCATAATTACCCGTGTATCTTATAGAAAGCATTTCCAAATGCTCCGATACATTGAAATTATGGACATCGGCAATGCCGAATTCTTCGTCACGGGTATCGTATGTGACATATTTGACAGTGGTGATCTTATAAGTTGCATGATTCGGTTTTCCGGATCCGATGAGTTGCCAATTGCAAGTGCCCTTGACGATACCTTCATCGAAAGCGTCATCCCATGTATTTGTAATCGGAATATTCGCCCAATTTGATTCTCCAATGCGCTGTATCACGCGTTTTCGCAAAATCTGCTGACTGGCACGGTCACATTTGATATGAATCACGATATGAATCCCGTCTTTTGTCCGGTTTTTATCTTGCTGACGGTTTATCGCATCTTTTTCGAAAACAACCACGTGGAAATTCGTATCTTCGTCGAATTGATACATCTTTTTCAATTCGTCTAAATACAGATAAATCAATTCTTCAATATCATCTTTCGTATAATGTCGGGTTTCGGTCTCATACGGGAAACGCAAATCCACGTCACATAGAATTGCTCCGTCCGTGGGCAACTGTTTCTCTGTAAGATATTCCGCCTTTTTTTTCTTTAGGATATCGCGGTCATATAGTTTGAGGAATTCGGGATATTCTTCGGGCGGGATATGATAGGATCCACCGGGGATCTTGAGATTGGGATCGCCGATTCGCGTATTCGTAATTTCTTTATCTGTTCCAGGTTTCACGAGATGCGCCTTCATGAATTCATCGAATTTCTTTGATTTAGATCCTCCCAATGTTTTCGGTTTGGATATTTTCACTGCGGGCTCGATGGTAACATTTTGCGTTTCGATAATTTCTGACATTAGTTAGAGTATGCTCATATATTTAATTTATTTTCTAGAATCAATTTTTAAGGGAAAACCAAGGTTTTCCCCTATGACCCCTTTCCTATTATAAAAATTATTTATGCGGATTCTCTGGTATTGGTCCTATAGAAAATATACAGGGTCGGATATTACCTGATTCTCTGGTATTGGTCCTATAGAAAAATACAAAAATAAAAAATGGACGTGAATCCATTTTTTATTTTGGGTTATATAACAATGAGTAAATAGAGATATTTTTTTCGAGATTATCGCATTTATACGCCACAAAACAGGTGAAATTATGTAATATTTATACATTTACATGTATTTCGTGAAGTTAGTCCGCGACTATTCATGTCATAAGATTGAATCGCATTATAATCCCCACATGCATTGCAGTTTCTTGCGCCAAATTCGTATTCAATCGTTAATGGCCAATAATCATTCAGATCGGAAAATATAGTAGGGTCGAAATTTGCGGTTGTCATCGAGATAGTGAAAAACCAATCTTCGCAATTAAGATGATCTGTTCCGGGGTAATGCCCATCCCGTCGAGTTACGATTGAATGATTCGTAATCAAATCGCAAATGTCATGTTTGACCGTTCGAATATGGGACATTATAGGACTCGTGGTTTCTGTGTGGAAAAGATAATCCTTCACAAGTTTTAATATATCCATTGGGATTCGGATTCGATGAATCACGTCCAATCGATTCTTTTCGCTGTTCATTTCAATTGTTGTCATTGTTTTAATTGTAATCATTTGATTATAAAAAAGTACATCAATTTTGCGCGTTTATATTTTCGGATTGGTCCTATAGAAAATATGCCAAGTGGGTCCCGCGATGACACTCTTGTTTTATTGTAACTTACACCGGACATGATATTTCTATATGACTGACTCTACCCAAAATGTCTTATATTCTCTATCAAAAATATTTAAAAAATCTTTATTTAGATTATAAATGACAATATTATCCGACGATAAGCAAAAAGAATTTTGTGATGAAATTATAAAGGCAAAAAACGCGATTGTTACAAATACGTCGAAAGATGATATATTTCAACATTTTGATAAGATTCGTTTTTGGCAAAACGTGTTATTTTGCATCGGTATTTCCGGAATCTGGATCAAATACAACTTTATTTCGATTTTATCATTTACGTGTTTTATCGTTAGTAGATGGACCATCAGTGGTCATCATGTCTGTCATGGGGGATATGATCGTTGTAAAATGTATCCATATACAAGAAAAGATTTTGGAAAGGGATTGAGAAGATTCATTGATTGGTTTGATTGGTTTAGTGTAGAAGCATGGACATTTGAGCATAATAAATTCCATCATTATTATTTGAATGAAAATGCGGATCCGGATTTAATAGAAAACATTTATGATAAAACACTTGTACAATTTACATTTCTGCAAAGAAACCTCATGTTTATATCGAGTATTTTTACGTGGAGATGGGCCTATTATGCATCAAATACATTGGCCAAATATCATAGATCGATAATGAATCACGACGAAACAAATGACACAATCATGATACATCATTTATTTTACGTGGATGGATTACCATTAAAATTCGCGAATTTCATTTTACCATATTTTGTTTATATGTTTATCTGTATACCTTCTATTTTTGGCGTGACATTCGGATCGACCTATTTCTATCATGCGTTATACAATCTTGTATTGACCGAAATATTCGCGAATATTTACACATTTTGCATCATTACGACGAATCATTGTGGATATGATTTATATAGATTCAAAACATCGGATGTTAGTGAAAATGGAAGGATATATCGTGCTGTCTTGGGGAGTGTAAATTATCCATATGGAAATGATACGATTGATTTTTTTCATGGATATCTGAATTATCAAATAGAACATCACATGTTTCCGGTTTTGAGTTGTCTGGAATATCAAAAATTAGCACCTCTTGTAAAAGAGATCTGTAGGAAATATGATGTTCAATACATTCAACAAAACGTTTTACTTCGATTGTATTATACCTATCGCATTTATAATGGATGGGATAGAATGAAAGTATGTTGAGGGTGATTCATTGTATTGGTCCTATAGAAATTATGCCCAGTTTGATATCAAAAAATATTTGAAATTATCTATGATAAGACACTTTTTTTACAATAATTTTCTATTTGACTCAGATGCGATTCTCCCACAAAAGTGGCATACAACATCATTTCACTGAATCGATAATTTCCTGATTCATCTGCAAATCCCAATCCCATGATGGCATTCTTTGTGCATTCTTCCGTAAATAATTCGCCATTACGAATTTGTAATATTTCAATAATTTCGCAGATTGATATCATTCGTTCTTGTAAATTGTTTGAAACTTCGGTTATGTATGACATTATAAAATATTATAGAATCATTTTATATTTATCCTTTAATGTATTTTCTATAGGACAAATGCCGAGAATCCGACGAATGTCCAACCTTGTATAATTTCTATAGGACTAATGCAAGAAATCACGATAAAGGAAAGGGGGGATAAGGAACGAAGAGGGGAAAACCAAAGTTTTCCTCTTAAGGGAGGGTGTTTGAGGGAACCGTAGGTTCCCTCGATAAAATTGATTTCGTTGATGAATTCATATAAAAGATATCATACGTTAATATATAATGAAATTCTGTGAAAAATGCGATTTTATGTATTATATCAAGATCGACAAGGAAGATTCGAATAAACTCACGTATTACTGCAGACAGTGTGGTCATATAGATAATACTTCAACGACGGAAGGGTTGTGTGTATTGAAAACGGATCTGAAAAAAGGGGAGCAAAAATTCAATCATATCATCAATCCTTATACGAAAATGGACCCCACTTTACCCCGGATTAATCACGTGAAATGTCCGAATGGTGGATGTGCAACCAATGTGGATGGGGTCGTTCCGGAGATTATTTTCATGCGGTATGATGATGCAAATTTGAAATACGTCTATATTTGTTCGACCTGCGACGTTATTTGGAAAACGGATAACGACAAATAGATTTGTAAAAAATTGATTTAGTAATCATATAAAAAATTTGTTCATACCCTATATATAATGTCCGATAAGTCTGATAACGAATATGAAAGCGATACAAATTCCGAGATAGAAGAAGATGAAGTCAAAGAAACCATGGATCAAGAAGAAGAGGCTGAACTAGATAATGATTCAGATAGAGAATCGGGGGACGAAAATGACTCGGATATGGAAGACGAAGAATTAGTGAATCAAGAGATTGAATCAACTTCTTCTGAAAATGAAGATTCGGATTCCGATGTAGAAGATGCAAACTATTTGCAAAAATTCGATAAAAATATACACAAACAAATCATCCAAGATTTTCATCCCGAATTAGTGGTGCATAATTACGAAGAAATACTCACACTCTGTGAAATATCTCGCGATGAATCCGGTGAAATCGTAGATCCGCTTCATCAAACTGTACCCTATGTGACAAGATATGAAAAAGCGCGTATTATTGGAGAAAGAGCATGTCAACTGAATTCGGGGGCAACACCATTTATCGAAGTCGAGCGGGATATTATTGACGGAGAGACGATTGCCATTAAAGAATTCGAACAAAAACGTATCCCATTTATTGTGCAACGACCATTATCAAATGGAGGGTGCGAATATTGGCGATTACGCGATTTAGAAATATTATAAAACGTTATATTATATGCCACCTAAAACTCAACGAAAAAAAACACCATCTCCCCCTAAACCGTCTCCGCGTACTGTATCTATGCGCAATTTTTTAACGCGTACAGATAAAGCAAAATCACCTCCTACCAAAATGGTAGATTTATGGGCAAATGCATATGGTCTTTCGCCAAGATTAAGTCCTGAAATTGAAGGTAGATATAGATTTGAGCATCCTTCATCAAGTGAGCGTCGTATAATAAATGAAAAATATGAGAAACGTGCAAAGATAGCACGAGCAAAATTAGGTGTAAATAAAAATCTTTGGCCTGATGAATTTAAAATGGGAGGAAGAATGGGAGGAAGAATGGGAGGAACACGCAAGATGAGAAGAAAGAAGTGTCATTAAATCTTCCAATGTTTACCGCAATCGAGACATGTAATGAAAATCGTGGCGGGTTCATCCGCCGATCGCGTTTGTAATTCGTAATACGTGCATTTTTTCGATTTGCATTTTTTACATGTAAACATATCCGTCGATGCTTGAATATTTGTACTGAATTTTGATGCATCGCGTTTGATCTTGCGATCAATGAGTTCTTTCCATCGCCCCGGGTTCAATTCTTGATGTGTCATAAATGCGATTTCTTGAGGCACGATTTCCCCCGATTCAATCTGCGTTCTTATTTCTTGAGTGAGATTCATGAAAACCGAACGTAATTTATCTGTATAGATTTGTACGAATAGCGGATTCTCCCATTTTTTAATGATTTTTTTGGAATTGCATTCCTTGATTGTATAATTGAATATACTCTTTTCCATATTTGTGCAATTATCATCAGATACGATCTGTTCCTTGAATTTCTTTCGGATATTTTCGCGAAATTGTGACGGATTTGCAATCTTGTACATGTTGATATAGTGAATTATATCAAAATGTTTATATAATTTGGAAATCAATTTTTAAGGGAAAACCGCAGGTTTTCCCCTAGGACCCCTTTCCCTCTTAAGGGAACCTTTCTCTTAAGGGAACCTCTCTCTTAAGGGAACCTCTCTCTTAAGGGAACCTCGCGGTTCCCTCAAACACCCTCCCTCTTAAGGGAACCTCTCTCTTAAGGGAACCTCGCGGTTCCCTCAAACACCCTCCCTCTTAAGGGAACCTTGCGGTTCCCTCAAACACCCTCCCTCTTAAGGGAACCTCGCGGTTCCCTCAAACACCCTCCCTCTTAAGGGAACCTCGCGGTTCCCTCAAACACCCTCCCTTAAGGGGAAAACTTTGGTTTTACCCTTAAAGGAACCTCATGCTTTGCTTATCCCTCCTTATAAAATGATTATTTGCATGAGTCATATAGAATCATTACTATGGGATCATTTGCATGAGTCATATAGAATCATTACTATGGGATCATTTGCATGAGTCATATAGAATCATTACTATGGGATTAGACATATTCTTCTTCCTCCAATTCTTCCGTGCAATCTAAATACGACGCTGATTCTTCCAATGAAACCGTATTGATCTTCTCAAAAAGGGTCTTTGGTTTTTTTCCAGATTTAACCGACTTCTTTTTAGAAGGTTTTCGTTCTTCTTCTTCCTCCTCCTCTTCTTCATCTTCCTCCTCCTCTTCCTCGTCTTCTTCGTCTGCATCCGAATCGTCCGCTATAAAATCGTCCTTGACATATCCAGATTTGGTACGGGGTAAATCGTCGTCTTCGTCCGTGGATTCTTCGGAATCTTCATCCCCAATATCTTCGAATCCCCCATACAAAGTCTCATATATTTCCTCCCAATCTTTGGATGATAGATCCGCAATTTGATCATCGATCTTGCATGTAATGATACAATTCCCGAAAAAGAGAGTATTATCGATCGGTGGCGGAAATTCGTATTTATTTTCTTGTTTGGCACGGATTTTCGTTTTTCCATAAACGGAAATGACGCATTTCTTTTCTCCAAAATCGACGGGCCAAGTCGTATGACATTTGAAATCCTCTGCGGATTTGAATTCCGCTTTTTTATAGAGTTCGGATTCCACGTAATTTTTCACATTGAGTTCACGGATCGTTCCCACTTTTTCGACGATGAGAATAATAGGCATAGTTATATTCTATGTGACTATACATTTAAATTCTTTTTTACAATTATATACGGATATATTTATTATGAGTGGTGTAGCGAGTAAAAATAGATCTAGTGTATATCTTGAGGGTTCATCTGAATCGACATCATTTAGTAATCTATATTGGATATAAGTTCCCTGATATAAATTATTTAAACTATATATATATATATGGGTAATGTATATTTTAATTTAAAAAGATACGCATCAAATCCGACGTATATAGTTAGTGATTTAGTTTCAACGCCAAGCTATATGCTTGATAAAGTAAATGAAACATCTACATCATTTACAAAAATTTCTAAAAGAACATATAATAGTGTTAGTCAGGCGTTTGGTTCTGATATATGGGATATGGATGACAAAAGTATTGAAAAAAGGTTTCTATATACGGATGATGATGAAAAAAAGCTTCGTAGTTTAAACCGAGATCGACACAAAAATAGTGTTGAAATTGGACAATTAGAAAAGAAAAAAGATTTATTAGCTTTCACATCAAGAAAAATAAAATCAAACGCACCCCGAAAAACCATTGATACTACAACTAATGTTCAACAAATTATATTTAAATTATGGCAATTAAGTGATGAATTATATAATGATAATAATAAAATTACGAGTAAAATAGATCGTGTTAAAAAATCAATTGTTTGTATAAAAACTCTAATTACTTATGGACTTTTTGGAATGGCAATATCGTTAAAAGTAAAAGGTATAAGAAATAAAGATGGAAAAATAGTACAAGAAATTTCAAATGAAAAATTAAAATTAAAGGTGAATGTTTCGGATTTTACTAACCAAGAAGAATATTTATTTTATAATTATAAAAAGATGTGTATTGGTAAAGGTGTTAATAAAGATCAAATGTGTATAACTGGTACATCTAATAATATTGAATCATTAAAAGCTGTAAATTTTTTAGATGAGAATGAATTAAAAGAAGCATTAAAAGAAGAAGAAACAGTAGTCAATCCAAATGATGTTAATATAGAAATACAAGGAGGAAAAAGATCTAGAAAAAAGAATAGCAAAAAATATAAAAAAACATGTAAAAATAAAAAACTTTATAAATTTTTGTTTTAATATAATGTTTACACCATTGAAGAATTATACGAAGTTTAATGACATATTTTAAAACAACACTAGTATTTATAATTTTGTATATATAGTCTGGAAACAAAAAAGTCAGAAAAAATAAATAGTATAGACAAACAATATATCATTTTTTGTATGATTCATAAAATATAATACGTAAACTGCGTAATTCACTCGACTATTTTTATAACATTAAACCTATGCTAAAATAAAATGAGACATTAAATGTGTAGTTGAATCTTCGCTAGTATAAAGTTTTTATACAAAAATCTGAAAAAGAATGATATAATATTTAGAATAATATTTTTGAGAGATATATCTAGATATATTATAAGATAATATAATGGGCGGTGTTTCAAGTATTGCAAATGGTATTTCTAGTATTAGAGAAAAAATTTCTAGTTATTTGCCTTTTAGTGACAAAGATGTTTGGGATATGAATGGCGAAGAATTAGAATCATTAATGGAAAAAACAGATCCAAACTTTAATCCAAAAAAACCTCAAGATATTTTTTAAAAATGTTAAAAGGAATTGTACCTAGAAATTCAAATCAAAATGAAATAAAAGAAACGGCAGATGCAATAAAACAAGATTTACTCTCTAGATCAAATACAACAACAGAACTAAAAACATATTTAGAAAATTATAAATATAAACGTGTAACTGGTGAATTAAATGATGACACAATACAAGAAATATTTAATTATATAAAAAAACATTTTCCAACTGAACCTAACAATAAAATCGGTGGTTCTAGAAAAACCAGGAAAAATAAAAAATCAAAAAAAATGAAAAATAAAAAGAAACGTACACCCAAGAAAAAATAAATATCCTTTATCTTAAATGTGGAACTACGTTTATACAATCGCGATTTCTATTCTCATTGTATATATCCTCCACCAATTATGGGAATATATGAAAGATTCTTATTCCACGAAACGAACCAAAGATCTCATAGGCATCCAAACCGAAAAATATAAAAAGATTATCGATGATTTGTCACATAGAATACATTCCATGAAGGAACCTGTCGTAGATCTTGGCGGGTCGATCTCCACGGAAGACCCCGATTTAGAAGCTTTTATGAATAAAATTTCGAATGAAACAATATAAAATCATCGCGCCATATCATATATGACGTTTGAACTAGACAATGCCGAAATACACGCCTTGTGTGTCCGTTTTCCAACTATCGAACTTTCCTATGAAACTACCCCTCATAAGAAAGTCCATGACCCCAAATATAATATAGGTCTCGCTATCCCCTCGGGGAAAAAATGCTACGCCTGGTTCACTTTCTACGGAGACAGACACGTATGTTTTCTCATGGATCTCAATCGGGAAAAAAAGATTACCCGAGTCACATGTCACCCTTTTTCATCTCACGATGAGTCTCACGATGAGTCTCACGCCTTTTCATCTCACGATGAGTCTCACGCCTTTTCATCTCACGATGAGTCTCACGCCTTTTCATCTCACGATGAGTCTCACGCCTTTTCATCTCACGATGAACCTGGGATTTATCTCGGTACAATATTCTATGGGACATTACTCGAAGATTCTTCAAATCATTTCATTATAGAAGACATTTTCCAATATTCCGGAATATCTTTAAAAGGCCTTTTATTTCGCGATAAATTAGCAGTATTGAAACATTTCTTTTCCAGTCATCCTTCGACATTTAATCAGATCGGGTTTTCCCTACCCGTATTATGGAATCATACGGGTGCAATGGATACGATTCCGAATGAATGGTCCGATAGAATTGGTTATACGGTACACCATGTGCAATATCGCGCATTGAGTCATATAGCACCATTCATCAATGTGTTTGTGCAAAAACCCGTCATGCCATCGGGGTTCAGCAATGTCGTGCATCGCACGAGTGAACAAATCATATTTCGATCCACATTGAGACCGGATTATCGAAAACCGCAATATCGTCAGTCTGCAGTATTTCTAGTGAAGGCGGATATCCAGGCTGATATTTATCGACTCTTTGCATATGGCCGGAATAAAACGCGGGAATATGTGGATATTGCGTATATCTCGAATTATCAGGCGAGCGTTTTCATGAATGGGATTTTCCGTCGGATCAAGGAAAATGCGAATCTGGATTTCATCGAAGAATCGGACGATGAAGAAGAATTCGAAGATGTGGCGGAAGATCGATATGTGGATCTAGGGAAAGAAGTTTTGATGGAATTTGTATTTTTACCCAAATTCAAGAAATGGTTGCCCGTGAAAATCGCGGATAAATTAGCCAAAGTAGTTCATATAGGACAACTTTAGGGGATTTTATACAACAAAATTGTAGTGAATAAAATAAAGTGTTATTATATATGGAAGGTGAATTATCAAATGGCGAACATATATTAATGTGTATTTCAGATTTAGAAGGATGCCTTGAAACTAGTGCATTTCTTAAAAATAAAAATGACAGTAATTTAGATGCAAACGTTACCCAATCTACTGTATTATGTGAAGATAAAACTTTTCAAAAAATAAAAGAACAGATGGAGAAAAATACAAATTTACAAGTTGTATTTTGTGGTGATTATTTTGATAAAGGACCTCACATGGCATCATCAATAAAAGGTATTGCGGAATTATGTACTACTTTTAATATAGATGTAGAAAGAGAAAGAGTACATGTTATATTAGGAAATAGAGATGTTAATAAAAAACGTATTTTTCATGAAAGTAAAGCTAAATTAGAAAATTATGTAATACAAAAAGGAAATTGGCTTGGAGACCCAGACTGGACTAAACTAGAAAGTGATGATGCAGTGACAAAAACACAACACTTGCTTTTAAAAACATATGGAGCACCAAATTTATTAGAATATATGACAAAAGAAGGAATTGCAGAAAATGAACAAGGTGCAATAGATATATTTGGTGATATATTCAGTGATAAAGAATTAGATCGAGATACTTTTGCGAATCACTGTCGTATACTATTTCAACATGGTAAATTAATTAAATTAATAAATGTTGGAACTACAACTGTTCTTGCATCTCATTCTGGTGCAAACAATTTAAATATGTTCAAACTTACTAGCATTGATCAACTTGAAGGAATTGATGATATTATTGAAAAATACAAGACTGGTGAATATAGTTATTTTCAAGTTATACATGAAATTCAAAAATTATTAGGATCTACGAGTGTTAGTAATACTGAAAATATTACAGAGTCTATAGATTTTTATAATAAACTATTAGACCCCGCTTTATTTGCAACTAGTGAAGTAGTCAATGAAAGATTACCGGGAATACCTGAAGATAATTATAGAGAATATTTTCTATTGCAAGCAATGGGTATGCCAGAAATTGGAAATCAATTTCTATCACCTATACAAGCATGCGGTTTAAAAGGATGTACTGGTATAACCCCATTACCAACAGATTTGTATGATTTTCTTGTTAAAAATGAGAAACAGTCGGTTAATGTTATTGTGCATGGTCATAAACCACATTGTTCACCAGTTCCTATAATGCATCGTGAAGGAGTTATTGGATTTTTACATTTAGACCAATCAAATAATAATCGACCAAAAGAGTGTGGCAATGTTGAAATTACATTAGAAAAAACACCTATTGGGTTTATACAAGATCTTGGTGGTAGTAATTATAAAATGGGTATTACTTCTGTGACCAATGTATTAGAATCAACTGATAATGATAGAGTAAAAGGCGTTATAGGATGTGATAATAATGGAACAGAAGAAGAATTTCAACCAATGGTAACTATATTAGAAAGAGATAATATACCACTATATGATGAAAAAGATAATAAAATTAATTATGCAGACGGATCATTTAAATTTAATGATAACGGACCATTTTTTCCTACAAGATTTATATCTAGAAATGTTGGGTTTACAACAGGCATGCTTGGTGGTAAAAGAAAAACAAAAAAATCCAAGAAAACGCGTAAACCAAAACGATCGAATAAACGCAGATCCAGGAAACAAAAGTCACATAGAAAATCTAGGAAATAAACTCGCACATTGTGTATTTATAATGAAAAATCATTCTCTTTATAAATACACAATAGAACAAAGAATCTATAGTAACATGATAAATTGGTATATGGAAAAATATTTGTATCATTCAATCGATCATCCTAATAAACAATGCATGTATGAAAAACATTATGTATTTGGTAAACATATATCTCAAAATTTACCGATGTTACGGATAGATGAAAATATCAAAATAAAATGTCCTTTTTCACAAGTTATGAAATGAGGAAAAGACGATTTAATAAATAAAAGATCACAATATCTCTATCTAACGGCACAATTTCATCAATTCCTCTGCGTTTTCTGTATCTTCAAGATTCTTTATCTCATTGATTGAATAAAATTCTATAATTTTCATCCGGCACATTATGTTTTTTTTCGCAAAATTGCGTACAAATTGTTTGAAGCAAGCGTGGTCCAAAAACAAGTGTTTATTTTTCAAAATGGTCTTCATCCAATAATTGGTTTGATCTATAATAGCATCCATAAAGTCGATATAATCATTTTTCGGTGTAATTATAGAAAGAATATCAATGGTGTTGTCCAATATGATCGATAAATGGGCAATTTGATTCAGCATAATTTTTGGTACATTTGTATGATATTGACGTATAAGGTTTGACTGATGCTGTATTTTTTCTTTTATTATTGCATTCGAGCTATCGTTCTTAGATCCAATCATTTTACCGTTTCTTAGTTGCATCATATTTTCAAAGAGTTGGGTTACAATGACACCAAATTTATAAAATCATTTCAATTTTATAAACAATATATCCAGGTCATATATATGATCGGAAATTACACTGCACCTTATACAAATAATCCAAATATACAAGGAGCAGTATTGCCCTATAATTTAGCCAATGGAACGGGTGGAAACACTGCATCATATGAAGCGAATCAAATGTCTGGTGGAAAACGACGAAAGAAATCGATGAAAAGACGATCGATGAAAACACGATCAAAAAAAAGACGATCTACCGGAAAACGATCCAAGAAATAAATATAAAGATTCGCCGTGTTTGTCATATAGATTCGATTCTATATGACAACCAACTATGCACTCGTATTGTCTTCGGGATTTTTCCTTTTTCCGGCGATTTGCGCATTTTTACAAGGGGATCATTTCATAGGAGGAGTTTTAGGAATAACTTCGGTGGTTTCTGGGGCTTATTGGTGGAATCCGATGCATGGACTCATTCGGGATTTAGACTTGGTCGTGAGTAAAGTGTCATTTTGTATCATGGCATATCACGGATTTATGGTTCTAACGAGTCCATTCGACTTGACTTATGGAGTCATCATATGCGGATCAATGTGCGGATTCTATAGTAGTGCATGTATATTACATCAAATGGATGACCCTGTATGGTGGCTTTTCCATCTTGTTTTCCATTTTCAAACGGCATATTTGCAATTGTATATTGTGACGCGTTTAAGAGAATGTCGGTAAATTTGTATTTTTATAAGAATTATTATCTTTAGGAAAATTTATATATAAATACAGTATATAATGTCAGGTATCTACTTGAATGCTACTTCTACTCTTGTGTCCAATCCTTATGCTTCTTTTGGTAGTACACAGGCTGTTGCCAACCAGATAATGTCCGATCCTTCTTTTGTTGACATTAATGCTTTCTTGAATTATCCTGATCCAAGTGGTAATACTACTGGATGGTACACTGCATACAATGTTTTGGAAAGAATTTTGTTGAGTAACGCATCAAATGGTATTTCATATAATGCAAATGGTTTTAAATTTCTTTTAGCTTTAGATGATGGTACAGTTATTATTGATACATCTAAAGATATACGTTATTCTGCTTCAAATACATATACACTTTCTTCAGCATCTGGACCTTTTGCTGCAGCTACTTATCCTCTAAATAGTCCTGCCGCATATAGTAAGAAAGCAGTCAACGAAAACCACACCTCTCGTCCAGAAGTTTTGAATGCAGTTTTGAGTGCAAGTGGCGTTGGAAGTGCCAGACGTTTCTCTTCTTCTTCTCAATCTGCCTTTCAGTATTATGCTGTTCGTTTAGGAAATTCTCCTCAGTCTAACCTTGGTACATTGCGTGTTGCTGTTGCAGAATATCTCAAAACAACTGATGTTGCTGGTGCAACAGGATCAAGTACCGTATCTGGAGTTGATGGTAACGGAACTAGTGTAAATATTTATAATCTTTAAAAAAATTATATTATCTACAATTTATATAATATGATTAATAATCAATTCTCATCATTTAGCAATTATAATACAAATGAATTTCCACAAATGAATCCAATGGCCGGTTTAGCACGTCAATCGATTGCTCTTCGTTCCGTTCCGGTTCCGGTCCCGGTCCCTTCTTCGAAACCCGCCATCCCATGTTTCAAGCATGATACCAAAATTCTTTGTTTCATTGACGGCGAAGAAGTTTATGTCAAAGTCCAAGATATGCGTCCAGGAATTCACGTAAGAACCGTCCAACACGGATATGTTCCACTCGAAGTCATCGGCAAAAAATCATTGAAAACACCTGAACATGACGAACGCATCCCAAACCGCATGTACAAGTATACTTCCGCCGAATACCCCGAGATTATAGAAGATCTCTATATTACCGGACACCACTGTATCCTCCTTCAATGCATTTCGAATGAACAGCGCGAAGAAGTCTGGGATCTTTATCAAGATATCTATATTACAGAAGAAAAATTCCGTTATCCTTGTTTCCTCGATCCTAAAGCCCAGGTATCCAATGATGAAGATGAATGTATGATTTACCATTTTGCCCTTGAAAATGAAAATGTTTATGCCAATTATGGCGTTCTCGCGAATGGTCTCCTCGTTGAAACTTGTTCCATTCGCTACTTGAAAGAATTGTCCAATATGGATCTTCTAGTACTATAAATTCGGCAGTTGATTGATTTCATCTTCCGATACATGTATCATACATCCCCCTAAAGTGGGTTTTTCTGAAAAAGTCGCTTTCGTTTTATCTTTGGGATCATATTCCGTTTTCCATTCCGTATTTTCGGGACCGAAATATTTGGGCGATTGTGCATAAAGTATTTTATAGTTACATTTCCTATAAAATGTTTTCCTCGTTCGCCATTGATTTTTAAATATATCGTGACTATCGATTACGTCCACCACAATGGGATTCGTATGTCGGGTTCTCAATATTCGTCCAATAGATTGCTCTATATCCGTCTTGGGTGTGGCCATGATAAGTGTAGAAAGCGTCTTGATATCGAGTCCCTCTGCCGCCATGGCATACGTCGCAATGACCACCTGTTTCGTTTCCGTTTCCTTAAGATCCAGTTCTTCCATACCCCCCAAATAATATCCCGCTGTAGCGATGCGTTTATGTCCTATAGAATCATACAAGTACGTCAAGAGGGAACGGTTATGCGCGAGGATCATGATCTGATTCTGGGGGTTTTCTCGGATGAGATCTTGGACGATTTGCACGATGAAATCGGATCTGGGACCATAATCACAGAGTTTCGAAATCATGGTGCTGAATTTGGTATTCCCCCGGAAATCGTATTCGACCATATTGAAGTCGGGGTCTCTTGTGATATACTCGATTCCGCGGACAATGACGGCATCTTCCGTGGCCCGTTCTTCTTCGTAGATTTTGGGTCCTATAAACATGTATAGGATTTTGGTAAGCCGGTCTTTGCGTTCAACCGTGGCCGAAATTCCCAGCATACATTTCGTCGATACTTTGAGGAGAGTTTTTGAGAATTCTTCGCTCCCAATACGATGCACTTCATCAATGATCGTGAGTCCGAATGTGTCGAATGCATTCGAGGGAAATTCGCGACTATACATGGTTTGTATCATACCAATCACGATATCTTTGCCCTCTATGTCAAATACGGGTCCTTGGATTTTCCCGATTTTGGCTTGGGGTACGAATTCTTGCGCTCTCTCGATCCATTGATTCATCAGGAATTCTTTATGGACTAGAATGAGCGTTTTCTTTTTCAAAAGTGTCACGATATTCAGTGCCATGACGGTTTTCCCGCGACCACATGGGACTTCCAAGATGGCTCCACCTCCTTCCAAGGCTTTGCCAAGACAACTTCGGTGGACTCTTATATGTGTCATATAGATATTCACAATATTGGTCTGGTAATCGCGTAAGCCCGAACTTGCAAACTCTACCGAGATATCATCCCCTTCTTGGATCTCGGATCGATGTGGGTCTCCGTATCGGGCAATTCCGTAAAATCGCGGGATATACATTTTCGCCGTATTTTCGCGATAGACGGGGAAAGGTTCGGATTCCGCGGAACCACATGGACCCGAAACAAACGGTTTCAAGAATAATTCTCGTTTCAAAACGGCTTCGTCTTTGGGATCCAGGCATTTTTTAGGGATCGTGTACCCTTTTTTTCCGAGATACGCCTGGGATCGAATGATGGCGCGATATTCTTCCGTTAAACGGAATTCATCGGATTTCACGGGTTTCTTTGCAAATCTTCGTTTCATATTGTCCTATAGGATAATATGAATAGATCTATTTAGGATGTTTTCAATTTTTATATTTACATTTTTGTAGCGAGTATAAAATATACAATTATCATATAATGGCCAAATTCGAATCTTTGAAATCCATGTCTTCCACTGAAATTATACTCGTCGTGGTTTTTGTCATATACATTGTATTTCCAGTAAAAACGCCGGAAATGCTTGCGCCTATGGTAGATAATCCAATGGGTGTTCTCGTGATTTTCTTGATTACCCTTTATTTATTCTTTTTTTCCAATCCCGTTTTAGGTGTTCTCTATATTTTCGTGGGATATGAATTGATTCGTCGTAGTACGACGGTGATGGCGGGGAACTCTAGTGTGAATTATGCATTGAGTCAGCAGTATTTGCCGTCTCAATCTAGAAAGAATGCGGAACTTGAACGGATGAATCCCCCACCCATTATGCAATCAACTTTGGAAGAAAGTGTGATATCAAAGATGGCGCCCACACCACATCCTGGGGTTGATGGCGAGACTTATACATTTCGTCCTGTAAGTGATAAGATCGTGGGTGCTTCTGTCATATAGGTGTCATTTATTTGGGGATAATCTGGGGAGAATTGACACGATATCTCATGTAAGATTATTTTGATGATGGTCATGGTCCTCATCCTGGTCCTGATCCTGGTTCTGGTGCTGCGGCTGATACTGGTGCTGGTTCTGATTTAACAGCAGATGCTACTGTATCAGTAAATTTTTTAAAATAACCTTGTGATTTTATACCAGATAATTGATATATACTAATAACAATCGGTAAAAAATATATTATAAATAATGTAATATAATCAGGATTTGAAAAATAATTTGTTAATAATCCAATCAAAACGCCTACTACACAATATAAGAATATTTCCCCTGCTCGATCGGCACTCAATAGATCTATAAAAAAATTAACTAATGCTGAAAAACCACCTGAAGCAGAAATATTTTCATTATGATAAACAAATATATTAATTATAAAACACATTAATAAAAAAACGAAAAATATTCCAATACCAAGAATCAATAAACTTGACTTTATACCTCCATAACTAATAGATGCTACGGCAGATGCAATAAACCAAAATGCAAATAACATAACAACTGCTGAAGATTTTCCTTTTTCGCTATCATCCGCGGGTGGATTCTTGGCTCCAGCAATTCTTAATATCACATACGTATAGATAAATGGTGTGGCTAATGTAATAACTCCAAAAATCACAATTGCGTAACAAAAATTCAGTGTCTGAAAAATGAACTGTGATTGTTGAAGCGTTTCTGAATATTGTCCTAGAACAGGGATTGTCAAACTTGCTTCTAATTCTACACCCGAATCGTCTACTGGAGTACAATATACAGGAGTATCCATCCCTTCAATCATCCCTTCAGTTATTGTACTTTCAGTTATACCCGGCACCATTCGTTGCGGTGTAATAATGATAAAATCGTCTGTATGATCCGAAAACATACTTGGAGGTTTTGAAAGATTCGATAATTCGGTTTTTATCAGAATAGGCTTATTTGACAAAACAACTAAATCGCTATAAATTAATCCATTGTTTTCATATGCAATAAATTCCATATCTGGAGTCATATAGTTCATCATATTAATGGATGTATTTCCAGATTCGATAATTGTATCTATTTTTGTTTTATTTGAGAAAGAAGTTATATCTGTGCGCAACGGAAAACACATGTATATTTTTTGAAATCCATTTGTAATAGGACTATGTTCTATTACAAGTAGTCCTTGGCATTCCGGAAATTCTTTGTGTATATTTTTAAAAATATAGAGCGTCTCTGTCCTATAGTTGATATTATTGTAATGGATCGCGGGATGATTTGGTGGGGAAATAAAGGGGGTTTTTAAATAGCCATCTTTTTCGACGGATTTTTCATTATATTGTACATTTGTTTCGCCGTATTGATAAAATAATACACTTTCTAAATTCATCTATATATTTTTGCATAGATTATTATTATGTACGCTTTATTCTTTGGTTGGCGGACTTGGCAACGTCTTTGGAACTTCGTGTTTTACTTTAATTGATGGCATGGGAAATGTATCTTCTTTTTCATTTGGTTGTATTAATTCGATTTCTACTTCTCGTTTTTGTGTAATTGTTTTATCCGGTTTTACATTGTAACTCGTTATAGTAATATTTGGTGTTTTAACTTCTTTAGATTCAAATACCTTTTCTTTCTCGTCAAGTGTTTTGATTGTTTCTTGTGTTTTTATTTCTCTAATATCTGGTTGTTTTACATTTTTGATATGTATTTCGGAATGATCGGTTTGTGTAGTTGTTTTATGTTCTATTCCATTATTATCAATTAATTTTTCATCGTGCACATCAACCATAAAATCGATCGTTTCGTTTTCATTGAGTCTTTGAATTGTCTCATTCATTTCCTCATTCTTTTCATTCAACTTGTTATTATTTTCTAGATCTTCATCAGGTATATATTTACCATTTTGTTTTTGTTTTTGATTTTGATTTTCCATATCTGATAGAATCAATCGATCCTTTACTTTATGCATAAAATCATGTAAATTAGGGAATACACCCATCTGTTGATTTGCTATTGGTAATGATGGATTATTCAATCGATCCTTGACTTGTTCCATAAATTCACGTAAATGGAGAACCTTTCCAATTGCACTAGTAGTTTCTGGTATAATTGATGTTTGGTTATTCAATCGATCCTTGACTTGTTCCATAAATTCACGTAAATGGAGAACCTTTCCAATTGCACTAGTAGTTTCTGGTATAATTGATGTTTGGTTATTCAATTGATCCTTGACTTGTTCCATAAATTCACGTAAATGGAGAACCTTTCCAAGTGCACTACTAGTTTCTGGTATAATTGATGTTTGGTTATTCAGTTGATCCTTGACTTGTTCCATAAATTCACG